CTCTTCACCTTTAAGATTGTCAAGCGTAAATGCGTGAACAGTCGGACTCATAAAGGTTTTAGCTATCTCACGAGAGTTAACTTTCTTCTTCTGTGCCGACATTAGCGACCTCCTTTCTTGCTTTCAGCCTTGCCCTCAGTATTGAGAAGTTCACGAAGAAGACGAGAAGCGGAAACAATATCACTGAACGGGATGACAAAACTTTGAATATGTTTACGACAGAGTTCTCTGTCTTCCTTAACGGCTTCATGCTCTAATCTCTTAATCTCATCATCAAGATAGAAACGTGCCTTACGCAAGTCCTCCAGTGCTTTTGCCTTATTGTTCATACCTTCTTCACGCTTTAAGCCATGTCGCCAAAGGTACTTAATCACGTTGCCAACATTGAAGTTATAATGTCGGACAATGTCAATGCACTCTACACCTGATGGGTGAGCATTATAGTAACTTGGGTGTTCTACTCTGCTGTCTACCTTCTTCTGTGGGGCAGCAGCGGGAGAAGTCATTTTTGCTTTGTTTTTTTTACTCATTTGTTTATATATGGTTTAGGGTTTATTTATCATAAGATTGCTTATAGAATGATAGGGCAACTACTCTTAAAAATGACTTTTCAGTTCTCTGATAGCCCTTTCAATTGAGGCAGTAACAACCTTAGGAGGCGGACAATCTTCAATTGAACCAGACCCACGTCGATAGGCTTCATATCTACGAAGTACCTGAAGGTCGTGCCAACGAAGTTCTTGTTTCTTACGCAGGTCAGCCTGTGTATCGCTATCGTTGTCTATAGTACGCAGGAAATCTGCCGCACGTTGTATGTAAGTATTTGCCTTGCTCATAGCTTTTCTTCTCGTGATTTTGAACGCATCTTAAAGAATACCTTCAATGGTGTTAAAAGCAAAGTTGTCGTATCTCTAACGAAATCACCGAACGCCTCTAAATCTGCCAGTGAACGAAAAAAAGCGTATGGCACATACAAGACATAAGCAACCACGATATAGATAGTTACGAATGACATCATAAATACACGTCCGATTATTCTCACGACTTTATTCATACTTTCCTTTACTTTCTCAATTACTACTTGTGCCCGTGTGCGGAGTCGAACCGCACTTTGTCCTCAGCTTTCGGCAATCATAGCCTTATTTCCTCTGCCTATCCGTGTGGCAGTCGCACGGGCGAAAAAGAAAAAGGTCAGTCCGCTTAGGCAAGTTTCAGTATGCAAGATAAAGACTCTTACGCAGACCGACCTTAACGAAGATTATAATAACTATAAAACTATAAAAGAAATTCCAACTATTATCCCTCTACAGTTCCTCCAGGCAAAGGCGGATTGGCTTCACCACCACCACCATCAGGCTTACCGCCCGACTGGTGTTCCTTGCCCTCCTCGACAATGTTATCTTCCTCGATAGCAACGCCACGGTCATCCACCTTCTGCCAGCTAACCTCTGCGGCAAACTGCTGACTGAACTTGATGCTCACCGTGCAACCTAAACGGCTTCTGCCATTAGCTGCATTGACCATCTTAGCCGTAGCCGTTACCTTGTCGGTGTCTTTTACCGAACACTGAAGGTTAGGATAGACTGTTAAGAACTTGTCTCCTAAATTGCAACGGAAACCTTTCAGCACATTGCGCTGAACGACTTTCATAAAGTCAGTCACTGCCGCCTGCATAATAGAAGGCTCAATAGAGGTGTTATCACACGCCTCACGACAAAGTTCTGCAAAGGTCAGAGTGTCGTTAGGAATAGGAACAGCATAGAAACTATGCTTACCTAACTTTTTGTTTTCCCTTACGGTATATTTGACTCTTGCCATAATATACATTCTTTTTAAGGTTGAACATTAGAATTATCATCACAAAGATAGTTCATTTATAAACTTACGTAGGGACAGAAAATTCAGCGTTTTCAGTTGCTATAGTAAGTCGCTTCGGGTTAGTATAGCAAGACGCTTAGAGTTACTATAGTAACCCGCTTTGCCTTGCTATATCACCCTTTTATGAGTTATTATAGCAATCTGTGCCGACTTACTGCCCTTCTCGTTTCATCCCGTTAGATTTCAATAAACTATCTACAACATACTGTGTCTGAACTTCATTGTCCTTCTCTATCAGTTCCTGAAGCCAAGCAGGATTTTCTTTCCTTACCTTTGCAGCAGACTCAACACATTTGCGAAATAACTCAAACACGCTTTCTTGTCGTAACATATTAAACAATAGTAGTTCAGATATTTCTACCATATTGGCTTTCCCAAAGCGAAGTATAGAGAAGTTATCCATATATAGATACTTCCTTCCCATACGCTCACATAAGGCATCCATAGCATTTAGATGCTCAACATACTCAGCATTCAGTTTATCAAGTTCTTTTTTATCCATTACAATTCCGTTACTTGTTCTTCCAGTTTTTTCTTCAAACTCTCAATCTCTTCGTTTTTAGCCCCAAGTACGACAGCAAACTTCTCTCTCATTTCCTTCACAAGAAGAAAATACTCCTCCACATCAGAATAGGCTTTTTCTAACATAGCTTCCTCGCATCGTGCACCATACCAACGGAACAATAAAAAAAGGCAATAGAAATGCACCAATAAAGATAAGGCATTAAAAATCCAATCCATAAAAGTGAACTGCATACCAGAATTACAAAAGAAAAAGCCCATTGTAAAGTTTGATACACATATAAAGATCACAACAAGAAGAACTGGCAAAAATGCCATGTTCTCCTTATTAAATAGTCTGAACTTAAACTTTTTCATTGTCTTTAACTCCGAAAACGTCAACAATCTTAGTTAGGCACACAGATTCTACTTCAAAATCAGCCATTGATTTGCCAATTTCATTTTCAATAGAAGAAAGCGCATCACGAACACTTTTGCCGCGAACAAGGTACTTCAAAGAAGTACGCTTTTCTTTGCCCGTATTATCGTCAAGCATAATAAATGCAACCGACACTTTATACCAACTATCAGCCGAAGAATCTTCAGAGGTATATACCTCTACATAACGAGCAGTACGAACAGCAGCTACCGAAAAATCGCCAGAAATGTAATGCTTCATTTCCTCCGTAATATTTGTTTCAGCCTCTGTAAATGACAATGCTGATACCAAATACTTTTCAGTAACACTCTTAGTTGTACCATCCTCCATAGTCTTATCATACTTTACAGAGGTTTCAATCCATTTTACATCCATATTATTTACTGCTATTTAAAAGTTTTACTAATTCGTTTACCAAGTTTTATAATATAATAGGGTCTTCCATCAACAGGCGCGCCCCATTCTTTTTTACCATTAAAACCACAATGAATACCATCACATTCAAACACCATATTTCGTGAAGGTTCTTTACTATAACCCAAAGAGATATGAACACGATCATAATGACGATAATAGTCGTCTATGAAGTTCTTATAAGGGAAGAGAAACTTGCCCACCATTAAAGCTTCTTTATCTGCAAGTGCTTCTTTCCAGCGAAGAAGTCTACGATCCCAGTAAATTTTAAACTCTCGATAGTCCTCTTTATTGACTCCAGCAGCAATCATTTCAAACCACTTACCTTTCACTACAAGATGCAAGACAGACAATGATTTACCATCTTTCTTCATATCACATTCTAAACACAAAGTTCTGACTCTAATTCAGCTATCACATCATCAAGAGTACTACAATACTCGTACTCAGTCTTCAGAGAAAGCAGGACTGCAAGGGCAGCCTGCTTATAGTTCCGTTCTGTTGCTCGCATAGTTTATTTACGAATCTTTTCTTTATAGATACGCTTCAAGACCTTTAGGTCCATAGAAGGCTTCTCTTTCAAGACCTCAAGGAAGGCATCACGACCTAAGGAACGGTAATAGGATTGAAAGTCCGCAAGTATCAAGTCGCACGGCTCGCCTGCTGGGATAGCCATACCATTCTTTGCGTAATGCTTGCTTTTTGGGTCAGACAATTCAAGGACACTGATCCCCTCTTTGTTTACGATGATATAATGATGTCCATTGAAATTTATCTCACCAAAATGTCTTACAACAGACAACTGACTATTTGCCCAACACTCTTCTGCCATACAAACAGGTGTAATCTTACTATTCATACTCGTTTATTATTACGTAACAACATCTGTCTAATCCTCTGCGAAGCCTACCACAGTCAATTTATCCTTTAAGTCGTCCCAATCAACACCTCTGAGGTAACGTACAAGACGAGAAGGCTTCCCATTCTGCTTCATCGGGTTAATAAGTACATTGGGTTCAAAGCCGTAACTATAGCCAGCAATACGGAACTGACTACCATTATACTCGCAAATAGTACCCACTTCAAAAGGCTTATTCTCTGCAAGAAACGCAATCCCTATACGTACAATCTCTTGATGTAACGTATCAATTTGTTTTCTCTTCTCGGCAAGCAATGCATCTGTTTCTTTTCTATTCATATTTGTTATTCATTCTAAGTTATCTATTCTTCGACTGGTAAAGGAAGTATCTTAAAGTTACTTCTCATTACTTAGTTTTTACTTCATTCACATAATCCATGATATAAACTCATACAGCTATATCCTCCATCTGGCTCAAACATATCAAGCTGTGCGTCATTACGATTTACATACTTGAACACTTCCTGTACCGTGGGATATTCACCATTTGTGCAGAAACGTTTAGGAATGTATGTAGGTGGAAAGAAAGACGATCCTCGTTCTGTTTCATCTTTCATTCTTTGTTCTGCATCTATTAGCCGTTTTCTTGCCCATTCATCCATCGAAAGGAGTTGTACCTCACGCTTCCTACACATGACACAGGGGAAACACCCTACTCGTGAATAACCACGCTCATACAGAGGGTTGGGGCGTTGGTTATTTTCAAGGATATAATCAATTACTTGTTGTGCTGACCAGTGAAAAATAGGTCGTAACACACTTGCATCATATGTCTTGCACCACTCGAGCACGGCTTTCTTGTGATACAAGCCTTTCACTTCATCATTGAAGTACTCCTTGAAATATGAGCATTCTACATCATAGCCTGCACGTGCCTTGCTTTCTTTAGCTCTAATGCCCTGAATGATTATAAAGCTATCATCCTGCGAGAGGATGTAATCAATCATCGGTATTACTTTCAGTTCAGAAGTACAGAACCTTGCCATTGTAGAAGGGAAACGACCTTTCTTGATAGACATATCTACGAAGTCTTTATACTTCCTGCTTTTGAGTGTAATCAGTTCTACATTTAACTGATTGCAAACATTGTGAATATGCGTGTAAGTGTCTTCGTGCTCCCACCCTGTATCACAGAACAATGCTGTAACTTTTTCATTGCCGTAGTCATTTACCGCCTTGATAAGGCAAGCCTGACTATCCTTGCCTCCACTAAATTGTACTAATATTTTCATTCTTAATCAACAATTCAAAACTATACGCAACCACCCACGGATTACGTTTCCATGT